TTTAATTCAATAGTCAAGTTGTTTGAGTTAATGCGGAAAACATCACCTGTAGCAATTGTTTTTGAAGCATCTAACGCACCAACAAACAGTATGTTCCCACCACTTGCTGCATCTGCAATAAATGCATGTGTGACTGTATTTGTCGTTCCTGTGGACGCTGGAAACTCAAAGTTGTTGGTGTTTTTTATTGTCTGTTGATCTGTGCTAGAACTTGCTAAAGTCCAATCTGCCGCAACAATTTGCTTTCTTGTATAACTGCCAAAGGTAGCTTCAGTTAAAGACCCAGCTTCAGCGTCAGAGACAGCCGTTGCTAGACCAACATATATACTATCCCCTGGTGAAGCAAAGGTCACACCACCAATAGCTGCGTTGTTTTTAAAAAGAAAATTGAGCAGTCGATGCTCAAGATATGTGGTTGCCGCGTTACTTGTTGCCATTTGTTACTCCTAAGTCCTTGGCCTATCAGGCAAGCCCCTACGATATGCATCTGAATTTTCTCTAGCCTCTGCCAAATCTTTCAAACGCTGAAGTTCTTGTCCGAACCTTTGTTCGTACAATTGCATCATATCAGGCTCGCCTTTCATGTAAGTATACGCTTCTACAAGCGAGCCGTAAAGAAGAGCGTTAGGGGCGTTCTCGCTCAACCATGATGTTGCAGAATCTGCTCCCGCAGTAATACTCGCTGGGCGATAGTAGTAATGCAATTCAACAGTGTAATTGCTATCAGGTGTTGGACCTACAATAAAATTGTCTATGTCATAAACGCCATAGTATTTTGGGACACCATTTGCACCTTTATCTAAATTATATTGTTGGACAAAATTTACATCTTTAAACAGTAAAAAATCTTGGCTTCCAGCAGTTGTAATTTGTAAAGAAAACGGAGCAAGATAATCAATTGGGCAACTTAAAAAAGGATCACTGCTCGATAAAGCAGAAGTTGCATTTTTACGAAACAATTCAAGGTCTACAAGCGCAAAGATGCGGTCCTCTGCACCACGAATAAACACAGGTAGGTTAGTGACAAAAGATGTTTCTGTGTTCTCTGTAAAGTCTTGAATAGCTTGTTTTAGTTGTGCGTAGGTAAAAGACATAATCCAACTTCACTATACTATTGTTATATTTCCAACCATGCTGCTATGATTAGTGCATTGATACACTAATGAAGTATCGCTTGGCTCATGCGGCACGATAAACTGAGTTAACCCTGTAGTAGAATTAAAATTTTCTGTTACACCTGTAGTGAATGCAGAGCCGCCATTAGATGTTCGTATCTGCAAAGGGTGGCTGCTGACGTTTGCAGTGTTGTCTATAAGATAAGTATGCCCTTTGTAAAATGTAAAATTAGGGTTGTCACCAGAGGTGGCCCCTGGACCTGTAAAAGTGTATGCGCTTGAACCATTAGTCCCAGCCACATATTTAGTTACTGGGCCAGTAGTCTCATCGTTTAATCGTATCCAGTTGCCCCCATGAGCAAAATACAAACCACCTGTGGCGTGAACATGAGCCACAGCCCCATGATAGGTTGATGCGCTTGGTAAATCAGCTAAAGCAGCGTAATAAAAAACAATTTTGTTTGCACCAGAACTAACATTAAAAAGACCATTTGTATCAATGATATCAGTTAAAGCTGTGCCGTTACCCAACGCATTGTATATTTCGTTAAAATTATCGTTTATCTTATCGGCCCCGGCACGAAGAGTATCACCTGTGCCATCATTTGCGCTTGATCCGATTCCTACTGTTTGTTTAGCCATTTAGCCCTCGTCAAAAGTCTTAGTTGCCGAATCGAGTGTAACATTTGTTGCATCAAAGGTCGATGCTGTTGATGGTGTTGCTGTCCCGCTATCAGCAGTAGCATGATTGCCGCCACCTCTAGTGTTGCCGACTGTAGCGGACTCTCCAGGCACAACAATACTGTATCTGTTTTCGTCAATAACAGTTATTACATAACCTGAAGAAGCTTCAAGCGTAGCTTGTGTAAAGCCATCAAAACTCATAACTTTTCGGAATCTCACAGCATCATCAGTGCTTCTGCCGTGAGAAGGCTCAGTTACTATAATTATAGAAGAGCCAGCGGTTTGACTTTTAAACGAGTTTGGCCTCAATAGTATTTGAACAGCAGGCTCTGTTCTATCTGGCCTAGCGTCTTTTAAGGCCTCTGCATCAGTGGGTCTTCTTTTTGGCTCTAACTGTGGGTGCTTGGGCTCATACTCATCTTTACCAACAAGAGATCCGTTCCACTCTTTTCGCATGTCTTTCATGCGATATCTGAATCCAGAGCGGTCAGATATTCCATAAGCATATTTTCCAACCGCAAAACGCCCCATTAAGATACTCTATAAAAGTTAAGATTTGGAGTTACATTAAAAGATGCTCTATCTCTATCCTCTGCTAACGCACGTTCAAACTCTTCTTCATAAGAAGCTTTCAAAAGCTGTATTCTATCTGGCGCACGTTTCATTGATATGTAATACGCAAGACCAGCGGCTAAACATGGATAAAAACGGAAAGGAACATCAACCGTATTTGTCGATTTGTCAGCGTCATCCAAACGAGTTAATACATCAAAAACCAATATATCTGTAGAATTATCTGGAGTGGGCCAAATCTTAATGGCTGGTGTTACTTGCCTATCAACAAAAAACTGCGTTGGTCTGGACTGAGTATTTTTACTAGGAATGCTTAGATAATCATCTCTGCTAATTCTACTCATAGTAAAATCAGTTTGAGAAGTCCCCGTTCCTTGGCGCAAGGCCATAGACAAAACATCAATAACATCAGTGCCTAAGTTATAAGATGATGTTCCTGACGTAACAGTTTGAGTTCTTTGAACAATTGTCCACTGATTAAGACCCCTGTTCGCCCACTCTGCAAACATGAGGTTCATCGAGCGCTTGGCTGTTTTAAGGTCGTAACCTGTCCTAACCTCTAAACCACAGCGCTCGAAGGCCTCTTCAATGTAATCAGATACATCGAGTTCAAAATCTGTTGAGCCAGAGACAGCCATTACTTCTTGACCTTACCACCACGCATCATTTTTTTAGCTTTAGCCATACCGCCACCACGCATCATAGATGGCTTCTTTTTGGCTGTTGCCGCACCACCACGCATCATTTTTTTAGCTGCACCGCCGCGCATCATGCCTTTTGATTTCACTTTTGTAATATCAAAACCCATTTCTTTTGCCAGCTTTTTTAAAGCGGCAGCGGACATTTGAGGGGTAACAGGTTTAACTTTTTGGTCTTTAGCCATATCTTAATCTCCTATAAAGTTCGGCTCTTAGTTCATACAAAGGTTCGTTCTCGTAATAATCTTGACAAACATCGTAGTATCCTTTTTCCCTCAAGACATTCGAGGCTTCCTGTAGCTTTGTCAAGCGTTGCAAAAATATCATAGCATAAGAATTGTCATCCGTCATCTCAAGGGAGTTTTCAAGTAATTCGTTTTCATCTGATTCAGGATGAAAGCCCATGACAAACATATCTATGCCATCCTCAGATAAAGAATGATTAAGTATATCCATGAAGTGATACAAATCATCGGCATCTAAATAGTTAAAATCTATAAGAATGATTACATCTTTTCTATTGTCCCACCCATAAATTGCTTCAAATAAAACATCAAAAGACTCATCTTTTTTAAAGATAAAACCTACACGATCATCAACCCACGCCCTTTTAGCAAAAGGACAAGCAGGCATATTGTTGTAATTTTCATTAGGTTTTTCTAACGCCTCTTTGGACCAGAGACGTATTTCATTCTTAATATTCTCCTCCAAAGACATGTCATTTCTTCTTATGACTGAGTTACCGCACCTTTTGTGCGTTTTCTACGGTTAGCCATTATTGCACCGCATCCCCTAGCAACAGCCGTGCCAGCCACCTTTTTACCCCTGAAAGGCCGCTTAACTGGCCCTCCTTTTTCGAGGTTTCTAACTTTTGCTGGTTTTGTATTTGATACCACTGTCTTGCCTTTTGCTCCCGCCTTCTTTTTCTTTCGTGCTGTAGATGCTCTTTCAGCTTTTGAGAGGCTTCTAGCTTTTGCAGACGGTAGGCAGCGGTCTGGGTTTTTCTTGTCTTTGGATGTCCCACATTTACCTTTAATGCTTCCATCAGTACCAATACGAACCCAATCTTGTTTTAACCATTTTTTAAGCTCACCCATTACTTGCCCTTTCTTTTGCCACCTTTTGATTTCTTGGCATAGTTAGGGTCTTTACAGTACTTTGATGCGGCAAGATTTGCGTATGCGCTTGGGTATGTATCAAAAGTACGTTTTGCCCAAGCTTTGCCCTCTGGGCATATTTTACTTCCTTTTGACTTCTTTGAAGCCGCTCCACCTTTTCTAAAATAAGTGAGGCCTTTAGGAGTGGAATTAGCTTTCTTCATCTTCTTATCACCTTTCATCGGAGGCTTTGAGATTTGGCTTGCGATTTGCCCACGCGATATCGGCATTTACTCTCTCCTGTAAGTAAAAGTCCCAAAGTTCTGCTAAAAGTTTATGATTTTGGTCTACTTTTACAGATATAACAGCAGTTTCTGTTTTTAACTCAACAACAGAAAAAGCTATCCAGCCAATAAAAGCTAAAGTAGCGCCACTAATTAAGGTATTGAAACTTAACACTTCCACCTCCGCCTTGCTTGGCGCAAACGACTATTAGGATTTTTTGCAGCTTTAGGGAACTTTTTCATTTGACCTGCGCTTCTAGCACAGAAAGATTTGCGTCTTTTTGCAGCGGCAGAGCCCTTCTTAACCTTGCCTGTTACAGCAGTTTTTAACTTAGATCCGGGATTTTCTCGTCTATATCGAGCAACGCCAGCCTTAGTCATTCCCGCCCCACTTTTAGTGGAGCGGAAATACTTTTTGGTTTTAGGTGGCTGCTTGTCTCTCTTACGAGCCATAGCCAACTCCTTATGACAAGAATATTGTCAACTGATTACTAGAGCCTGTAAACGCTGCAACAAACGCGCCGTCAGTAGCTATAATGCCATCATCAGGAATATTTAAATGATGAAGCCCTGTAGGAAAGGTTTGTGTAATTAAAACCTCTCCACTAGCACTTCCATTCTTTATTGTGAAAGCGCCTGCTGCATCAGCAAATATCACGATCTGACGTATTCTTGACCTTGCAGGGCCAACAACTGCGGCAGATGCTCCTTGTGCATGATTAAAGGCTTTTACTGGGCCAGCCATAATAGCCTCCTACGAAGCGTCTGATGAGCTAGAAATACCCATAAACTTCAAAACTACAGTTGTATCTGCGCCAGGGTCGCCAGAAGCAACAATTTCAACTTCGTCTGCGGTGGCTGTAGCCGCTGCTGAAGCGTTACCACCAGACATACCCAGCACACCATTACATGGGTAAAACCCTTTGAAACCTGTAGCATTAAGAGTGATTCCAGTAGCACCGTCAACAAAACCATCTGTGTCTGCATCTGTACCAATATCGTCAAGAGTCACGTTATTAGCAGCAGCGCCAGTTACAGCAACCATGACAGCCATAGGAATGAAGTTTGAAGGAATGCCAATGGCTGATTCTTTTCCTGTTGCTGAACCATTTGCAATAGTAATTGTTGCAACATAAGTGGAAAGCGTCATCTCATTTGAGATCGCACCAGTTGTAGCATTTTTGATTACATTCTTAAAACCGTTTTCTGAACGGACGGGACCGTTGAAAGTAGTATTAGCCAATTTAATCTCCTGTCTCGGCTAGTGTCAGCCGCACTATGCGACTGTCAGGGATGATTAACTATACAATAAAAAAGGGCGACATGGAAGCCGCCCTTTTAGAAGAATTGTTCGTGTTACGCTCCTGGTGAGCCAAACACTGCACGCGGGTCAGAAAATCCGAAGCTATAACGCTCACGGGCTTTAAACCGCATGTTGCCTGAATCAAAGTCAGCTTCCATGCCTGTAGACATTGGAGTACGCTCAAAGTGCTTGAAGCCATTTGGCGCATCTGTCTTAATGAAAAACGCATCTGGGTCTGTCAAGAAGTGGTTAACAGTGTAACCCTCTGGCAACATACCCATGTTGTTGATTGCGTTTATGTCATTATCGGCTGTGCCTACACGCAATGTAGACTCAAGCAGACGGTCAGCAACAAACTGAAGCTGTGGTGGAACAATCATCTTTGTGCCACGCAGGGCAATGATCATGTTCCGCTCATCAACGAAAGTTGAGATGTCAATTAAGGCATTCTCAAGTGATGTTTCGTTAAGGTCAGCGGCAGTTGAAGGCTCGTTGCGGAATGTACCACCACCAGCTAGTGGGTGGTCAGTAGCACAAAGCTCCTTACCGTCACCACCAGTAAAGCTGCTATCAAACGCATTATTTAGCGTTGCAGCCGCTTTTACCTGCTTTGTGTGTGCCATTGAACGTGCCAATGCTCTTGTGTAACGAGCGCCAAGGCGATCATACAAGTTATCTTCCATTGCTTCTTCAGTCAGCGCGAATGCCAATGAGATTGTCTCATGGGTATAGCGTGCTGTGTATGCTTCTGAAGCGCTGTCGAAAGAAACACCTGCACCCTCAGCTTTGGTCTGAGCGTTACCAAAACCTACGAGCATTACCTCTTCTTCAAACGCACGGTCTGATGATTCAGTGTCGTAGATTTCTGCGTGTTCCGCATCGTAGCGGTCATATTCCATGCCGAACAAGGCGTTCAGGCCTGGCTCTAGTTCTTTAACTAGTTGCGCTCTTGAAATAGCCATTATCTAGTCTCCTTATGCCAAGCCAGTTGTGCCAGCGGACAGCAAGTGGTTATTGATAACGACCATCACATTTGTATTTGCGCTTGCTACATCGCTGTTCTCTGGGTCTTGCGAAATATCAATCGCTTTCAGAGGCAGTGTTGCAGTTGTTGCGCCAGTAGTGACATCAAGCTCCATGCGAGAAATGCCTGAGCTGGTATCACCTACAGGTGATTGGTCAACGATGTCGAAATTGCCAAACAGGTCAGCCACAGGGAATGTGTCGTCTGCTTGAATTTCGTAAACTACATCTGAAGCATCAATTACGAAAGCTTCAATATCTGAAGCTGCAATTGAGCCAGGGTAGCTATTTGAGAAGGTTTCCTTCCCAGTTGTGGGGTCTGTGTAACGGCATCCATTGAACACACCAAGAACAAAACCAGAGCCGCCAGCGGCTATGCGTTCAATCCCACCAGCAGTCACGGCAGCAACAATGTCGCCCTGAAAGATAGCAGTTGAGTAGCCAGAAGCAATTCTGTACTTGTTTTGTTGGTTCATGAAAGCAGAGCCGTTCATCATCCGTGCAGGACGTAGACCAAAAGAGGCGTCTTTATTTGCCATCTTGAACTCTCCTTATGAGGTTAATTTTAGCCTTTTGAGCCAAAAGTTACTTTACTTGAGCGCTGTGGAGCGAGCTTGGGCATGGCCGCATTAGACTCACGCATCCAATCTCTATCTACAGCATTCATTTGATTTTCTGTGACACTACGGTAATGTGCATCACGCTGTTCCACAATCTCTTCAGGTATTCTAGCTAAAACCAAACCACCT